GGCAAGTGATTCAACGGTAAGTATTGTGCCGAGCGCGGACACTACTTCGGCGGTTATCACCGTACCGCCCGGTGACGCAGGTACAACATTGACCGTCACTGCTTCGACAACTGACCCAGCAGGGAATCCGCAGTCGGGGTCGATCACCGTTGAATTGACTCCGGTCCCACAGACTTTCTCTGTCACGGTGACACAAACGGCATAGGAGGAACGATGCGACTCATCATCAAGTTTTTCCGCGAGTGGAACCAGGCACGCAGGTTCTCGGCGCGGCTCAATCAAGTGATCTGACTGGATGGAGCAAGCAAGCCAAATCGCCGACTTGAACCCCGAAGAGTCGAACAAGGCTGCGGTCGCTGAGGAATACCAGCCCGGAGAGCTTGCGCCTTCCATCATCACTTCTGAGACGGTCTGGAAACCAGCAGACATTGAGAAGGTTGATAAAGCACTGACCAGCGTCTTTGTGACGATGGCTGAGTGTGGTTCTCAGGCCGATGAAGCTGCGCGGCGTTTCTCTGTTCTTCAGGTGTGGGAAGAGCGCCACATGGACCGAGGTTATCAGTACCTAGAAGCCGCGCAGAATGGCGGATGGTCAATCGTTGGAGCTTCGGCTACGAAGAACAAAAACGGATTGGCTGAGAATGACGACGCCAATCTCTACGCGACCAACCAGTATTCGGCCCAAGGCGATATTTCTACCTCTGCTCTCTGTCGCGGTCAGATCAAGGTCAACTTTACCCCCGGCAAAAGTAAGCTTCCAATCGATGTAGCCTGCGCCGATGAATCGAATAAATACAAGCATCTGTGGTACGAAGCTAATAACTCGATGAGGTTGCAGCGGGACGTTGCTGGTTTGGCGTGGACTGATTGCAGGGGAATTCTATGGACCCGCACGGTCGCCGATAAGCGATTCGGACTAAATGATGACGAATCGATCCGGCAGAGAGAAGTCACAAGCCTGCATGGAATCCTCGAAACCAAATTACCTATGATGGTTGATTGCCGGGAACAATGTTCTTACGCGCAAATCTTCGAGGAGATGGACTACGCAATCGCACGAGCTACTTATCCGTGGATGGGTGACAAGATTAAGCCCTCGTGGGGAACCGCCGGAGAGCTTGAGTTTGAACGCATTGCGCGTATCAACACGAGGATTGGGATAGTTGGCAAGTACATTACCGGAACTTCCGGGATCAGGGAAGCCACGATGGGCTATATGTGGTTTCGTCCAGGAATGTACTTCGATGACAAGATTCAAGCGTCGCAAAGAGAATGGTTGCTGAAAGAATTTCCTGATGGGATTTTCTGTATTCTGGCCGGTAAAGAGTTTGTCTGCGCGTGGAATGAGTCGATGGACGATCACCTGTCCTTGGGAATGTTTACCAGGGGATTCGGTCAGAATCGTCGGGCTTTAGGTTCGTCTGACATTCCGATTCAGAAGCGAATCAACATCTGGGCCGATCTATGGGACAAGTTCGTAAGAACAGCGATTCCTGTTGCCGTGTTGGACGATCAGGCGTTTAACGCCGAAGCCTACGCTAAGTTAGAGAACACCCCATCGAGATTTATCCCGGTTGCGGTACCCGAAGGCCGCCTAATGTCCGATCTTGTCGCTCAGACGCCTGCCCCTGCTCCAATTCAAGGAATGATGGAGATGTTTCAGTGGTACGTTGGACCTCTTTTGCAGGGGATTGATGGATGTACTCCGGCCTTGTTCGGTGCAGGTGAAGGTCAGGACAACACCGTTGGAGCTACGCAGATCAGGCTCCAGCAAGCCCTTGAGAGGCTTGGAACGGCCTGGATAGTCACCAACTGGATGTTCGCCGAGGCTGTTGGTCAAGCTGCGGTATGTTGCGGCCAGAACGGACAAGGTGAAATTTCAGGAAACGCTGAAGGATATGGGGATGTGACCGTCAACCCTGAAAACCTAAAAGGCAACGCGAAATGCCGTCCGGAGACGATCAATACCATTCCTGAATCTGGCGCTCAGAGAGAAGCCAAAGTCTTACAAGTTTTAGATATGGCAATGCAGAATCAGGAAGTCGCTGCGGTTGTTGCTCGACCGTCAAACACCAGAGAGATCGTCAAGGCTCTGCAACTTGATGATGTGATTACGGTCGATGAGGCAAATTGGGAAGACGGAGCATTGGAAGACATTGAAAGGCTCCTTGATTCTGAGCCGGCGTTGAACCCCGCTTATCAAGAGTTGCAGACGCAGTTTGAAACATTAAACTCGGCCCACGAACAGGCTAAGGTCTTGGCGGGAACTGCGGTTCAATCCGGCATTCAATTAGCGCCCGAAGAGATACAGCAAGGCGCTGCGATGGAGCAGCAAGTTTCTCAGTTGCAGCAGCAGTTGAACCAAACTCCTCAGTACCTTCCCAGCGTCCCTATTGCTCAGGACAAGTCGGAAGATCATGTGACCATAGCGGCGACAGTCTTTAGTTGGATGGGAGAGTCTGATGGGCGGTCATTAAGACGCAAGGCTGAGAAAGAAAAACCCGGCGAGGGTGAGAATTGGAAGAAATGGACGAACGTTTTTCTGTTCTGGCAGGGACATGACCAGATCGCGGAGAAACTGAAGCAGGCTGTAGCTCCGCCGCCAAAGATTTCTCTGACTGGAAAATTAGCTCCCGACCAGCAGGCGAAGTTGTTAGGCCAGGCAGGAATTCAGACTGATCCGCAGACGTTAAATGCGCCGAACGAGCAGGAGCAGGAAACAATTCAGAGAACTCCGTTTGCGGAGGTCAAGACGCGGGTGAAGAGGCGTCTATGAGCGAGCGAATGATTGGCCTGATTTTGAGGCATGGGGAGACGGAGGCGAATCAGGATGGAAAATTCAGGTCGTGGTTGGATTTTCCTTTGAATGAGGACGGGATTCAGCAGGCCAAAGACGCAGCGAAGTTCCTGAAGCAGTTTGAGATTGAGCATATTATCTGTTCCCCTCTTTTGAGGGCGTTTGTGACGGCTGATTACGCTGCGATGCCACATAAATTGCAGGTATTTCAGCACAGGGGTCTTTTTCCGTGGAGATTGGGTATATTTTCCGGTCTATCTAAGAGGGAATACCAACCGGCCCTAAGACTTTTCGTGGATAACCCGGAGGTCTGTGTACCGGAAGGAGAGTCGCTGAATGATTTTGAGGATCGCCAGTGGGCTTTCTGGAAAACTGCTTTGGAAATGGCAAGAAATAATGGCCTGACGTTGTATGTAGCTCACACCTCGAATGTTACGGCTTTAGAAAACTTCACTCAGGGCATGGAGTCTACCGAGCCTGAATTCGGAGAAAGCGTTAAACCCGGAGGAGTGGGGGCAATTTACTGGGATGGGAAAAATCACAGGCTGGAGCCTATATTCGGGGTTCCGGAAGCAGCAAAATTTGGCGGATCATAGGAGACCACAATGGCAGACGCAGTTCTTGACTTAGCATCGCTCGATACGGGCACAGAGACCCCGGAAACTCCAGCAGTTGACGCTGGAGTCGTATCAACCACAGAAACCCCTACTCAAGATAGTCAACAGCAGCCAACAGGTGCAGAAACAGTTCCGGACAAGGCGATACGGGACGCTGTACGGGCGCTCTCTCAGACCTCGCCTGAATACTCCAAAGCCCTCAAGCAGATGGCCGATGCTTACTATCGCGAGGGAACTGCGTGGAAAACGGCGTTCGACACTCCTCAAAAAGCTTCTGAAGCTAAGTCGATCATCGAAAGCGCCGGTGGGATTGAAGGCATTGCTCAGTCTCAGGAACGACTCCGCGGATACGACGCGCAGGACGAGGGAATCAAGACCAGCAATCCCGAAGTTATCGAGTCGATCTTCAAAGACTTCCCTGAAGGCGCGGCTGGTTTAGCCCCACATTATCTGGCCAAACTTGAGGCGACCAACCCACAAGCTTTGCAGGCCGCTGTTGGACCTTACGCCGTTCAGATGCTCGAACAGGCCGGGATCATGGGGCACGTCGAGGCAATGCTCAAGGAAACCGACCCCGCGAGAGTCAAGGGCATGGCAGAGACTTTATCCGGCTGGCTGAAGGGTCAGAAGCAGAACGCTGATCTGGTTCGTCAGGGCGGAAGACAAGCCCCGGACCCGAGAGCGGACAAGATCAAGGCGAGAGAAACTGAATTAAATCAGAAGGAAGAGAAGATTTTCCGCGATGGCGTGACGGCGGAAGTCAATTCGACAGTCAAACAGCCGTTGACTGATCTGGTCGAGCAGTACGCCAAGCAATACAAACTCAACGACACGCAAAAAGCTCACTATCGCAAGACTTTAGAGCAGT